GATTTCGGTTTCAGTGAAACATCATCATTCTTTGAAGATGCGAAAACTTATGATCCTGTTTCTGGAACAGACGTAAAGTAAATATTGAAAATTAAGGATTGTTATGAAAGACGCTGATAAAATTATTAGTGGGGCTTTAGGAATACTAGAGTCTGACCCTATCGAAAAATCAATTAAGGAACAGAGCAATGTTCCTCGTGTTGTACCAACTACCAATGAAGATGATATTGACAGCGATTATAAATATCAAAGAGAAAATCTTTATAATCTTATTGAGCGTGGTCAAGATGCTATAGATGGTATTCTTGAACTTGCAAAAGAATCAGAACATCCAAGAACTTATGAAGTTGCATTGAATGGTATTAAACAAGTTGCAGAAGTAACAGAAAAACTTGCAGACCTTCAAGAAAAAATGAGAAAACTAAAAGAAGTTCCTAGCAACGCACCCAAAAGTGTAACTAATGCATTGTTTGTTGGTTCTACTGCTGAACTACAAAAAATGTTAAAGGGTACAGATAAGTGATTGAAACAAAAGATAACAAAAATGCTTATCTTGGAAATCCTTTACTCAAAAAAGCCAATGTATCTCAAAATTGGACTAAGAAACAATTACTTGAATATTCAAAGTGTATGGAAGATCCCCTATTCTTTATTCAAAATTATGTAAAAATTGTTTCTCTTGATGAAGGTTTAGTTCCTTTCAAAATGTACGACTTTCAAAAAGAAATGGTTGGAACATTTCATAACAATCGTTTTACCATTTGTAAACTACCAAGACAGTCTGGTAAGTCGACTATTATGGTATCATATTTATTACACTATGCATTATTTAACGATAGTGTTAATATTGCAATCCTCGCAAACAAAGCTTCAACTGCAAGAGATTTATTAGGTAGACTACAACTTGCGTATGAAAATTTACCCACTTGGTTACAACAAGGAGTTATGTCTTGGAACAAGGGTTCTTTAGAATTAGAAAATGGTTCTAAAATACTTGCATCTTCTACTTCTGCAAGTGCGGTTCGTGGTGGTTCTTATAACATTATCTTCCTTGACGAGTTTGCGTATGTACCATCCAATGTCGCTGAACAATTTTTTAGTTCTGTATATCCTACCATTTCATCAGGTAAAACTACAAAAGTTATGATAGTAAGCACACCTCATGGTATGAATATGTTTTACAAACTATGGGTAGATGCAGAGGAAGGAAGAAATAGTTATATTCCTATAGAGGTTCATTGGAGTGAAGTGCCAGGCCGAGATGATAAATGGAAAAAGGAAACTATTGCAAACACAAGTGAAGCACAATTTAACACAGAATTTAATTGCGAGTTTCTTGGCTCTATTGATACACTTATATCTCCATCAAAGTTAAAAAGTTTGACATATAAAACTCCAATTCAGTCAAATGCTGGATTAGATGTCTATGAACAACCAAAGGAGGGTAATACCTACCTATTGACTGCTGATGTCTCCAGAGGGGTGTCTAACGACTTCTCAGCATACATTGTATTTGATGTTACAGAAGTTCCGTACAAGGTAGTTGCAAAATACAGAGATAACGAAATAAAACCCTTATTGTTTCCACAAAAAATATATCAAGTTGCAAAGGCCTATAATATGGCATTTGTTTTGATTGAAGTAAATGATATTGGAGAACAGGTTGCTAACGCAATGCAGTTTGATATGGAATACGATAACCTTATTATGGCATCTATGCGTGGTCGTGCTGGTCAAATCTTGGGTGGTGGTTTTTCTGGTGGTAGAGCTCAGTTGGGTGTAAGAACAACTAAAGCGGTTAAAAAAATAGGGTGTTCTAATCTAAAACAATTGATTGAAGATAATAAACTTATCATAGAAGATTTTGATACAATCAACGAACTATCTACATTTATTTCTAAAGGTTCATCTTTTGAAGCAGACGACAGATGCCATGATGATATGGTTGCATGTTTGTTTATCTTTGCATGGGTAACAGACCAGACATATTTCAAAGAACTTACAAACAATGATATTAGAGAACAGATGTATAGAGAAAATCAAGATCAATTAGATCAAGATATGGCTCCATTTGGATTTCAAGTTAATGGATTAGAAGATGAAAACTTAGGTACTATGGTAGACGAATATGGAACAAAATGGAGTCCAATCGTTAGAGATTATGACTCTAATTGGTAACTAAGTTAAACTTTGCAAAATTATAGATAGTATGCAGTTATTAAAGAAACTCAATTAAATCATTGTCAAGTTTTATCCAACAATTAAAACAAACAACTTTACATTGATTCATTAGTTTATGCACTTCTTTTCTACTTTCGTTATTAGTACCAACACGTTTTGCTTGTTTACGAATTAATACATCATGTGGATAAAGTTTAAGGCACACAGTTTCACTTTCACCACAATGAATACAAAATTCGTCACCAAGATGATTATTTAACCAAGATACTCTTTTTTGATAGTTCCTACGAGCTACCTTTTTAATAGTTTCTTTATATTTTTCGTAATGTTCATTTACCATACATGTATTTATAAGTTTTAAAACATATAAAACACAGTTTTTAGAAACTTAGTTTTTATAAATACTATTAACAAAAAAGAGTAATCTCTAGATTAAGGAGCAAGAATTATGTCATTTTTAGTCTCGCCTGGCGTCAGTGTCAGAGAAGTAGATTTAACAAATGTAGTTCCCGCTGTTGCAACCTCTGTTGGTGCAATCGCCGGTGCGTTTCAAAAAGGGCCAGTTTCTTCAGTAACAACAATTACTTCAGAAGAACAGCTGGTACAAGTATTCGGTAAACCAAATTCAAGTAATTTTGAAACATTTTTTACCGCTACAAACTTTCTACAATATGCAGATAATTTAAAAGTAGTTAGAGCTGGTTCTGGTATTGTAAATGCTGGTGCAACCTCTGGTATTCTCATTCGTGATGACGACCACTATCAAGCATCTTTTCAAGATGGATCTGGTACTCATGGAGAATGGACAGCAAGAACTGCTGGAACACATGGTAACTCACTTGGTGTTGATATCTGTCCAAGTGCAAGAGCATTTGCACAACCTCTGGGTTCATTGAACCTAACAGTTGGTGAGAAGGCAATTGGTAGTTTAGAAATTACAGTAGATAACCAAGATGCAACTGATGCTACAATCGCAATCGGTGATATCATTTCTTTCCAAACTGCTTCAGCTGTTGTTGCAACAGTTGCTGGTGCAATCACAGTTGCTACTAAAAACTTAGTAGTTGACGGAAACTCTGGTACAATCGTAGTTGGAGATAGAGTACTTGGTGCTGGTATATCAGACGGAGATGTAGTTGTTAAAGTTGCATCAATAACTGACCAACAAAACCTTGTTCTTGATAAAGCAATCATAGTTGCAAACGACACACCTCTTGTATTTTCAAAAGATACACAAGTAGAATCTGGTGGACAAGAATATGAAGTAACATCTGTTTCTGGTGAAGTCTTAACAATTCGTTTACTTGATGATCCTGCTGGTGGTGGTTTACAAACAATTATTCCAGACAATTCACTTATTACAAGACGTTGGAGATTCTCTGACTTATTTGATTCAGCGCCAGGCACATCTGCTTGGTCAACTGCAAATGGTCGTGGAGAAAAAGACGAAATTCATGTTGCAGTATATGACACAACAGGAGATGTTACAGGATTCGATGTTGATGTTGCTGGACAAAGAACTGCTGCGGTAATTGAAATATTTCCTAGTATGTCAAAAAATCCTAATGCAAAAACATCTGAGGGTTCTAACAACTACTATCCAGATGTTATCTTTGCACAATCACAGTTCATATACTGGACAGACCATCTTGCCGCTGGTACTAACTGGGGAACAGATATTGCAACTGGTACAGATTATACATTTGTATCTGGAGTTGATGTTTCTTCATTAACTGGTGGTACAGATGATTATACTTTAACAGCTGGTGAAATTAAACTTGCATACGACTTGTTTGCAAACACAGAAACATTAGATATTAACCTAGTATTAGGTGGTGCATCTAGTACTGTTGCAGACACAGAAGCTGCAATGGACACTCATGTAACCATGATTACTTCACTTGTTGAAAGTCGCAGAGATTGTGTAGGATTTGTTTCTCCATATCGTGGTGCTACAGTAGGAGTTGCAGATTCAATTACTGCAACTAAAAATGTTGTAGATGGTTTCAATAATTGTCCAAGTTCATCTTATATGGTTTTCGATAGTGGTTACAAGTATATGTACGACAAGTACAACGATGTATATCGTTTTGTACCTTTGAATGGTGATACTGCTGGTCTTTGTGCTTTCACAGACCAAATTGCAGATTCATTCTTTTCCCCTGCTGGTTTCAATAGAGGAAATATTAGAGGTGCTGTAAAACTTTCGTTCAACCCAACTAAGGCAGAACGAGATCAACTTTACAAAGCAAGAATAAATCCTGTTGTCAATTTCCCAGGCCAAGGTGTGGTTCTGTTTGGTGACAAGACTGCTCTTTCAAAACCAAGTGCATTTGATAGAATCAATGTAAGGCGTTTGTTCTTACTTCTTGAAAAGGCAATTTCAACTGCTGCAAAATTCCAACTCTTTGAGTTCAATGATGAGTTCACAAGAGCACAATTTAGAAACTTAGTTGAACCTTTCTTGAGAGATATACAGGGAAGAAGGGGAATAACAGACTTTAGTGTGGTTGCAGATGGAACTAACAATACAGGTGAGGTCATTGACCGAAACGAATTTGTTGCAGACATCTTTATCAAACCTGCTAGGTCTATTAACTTCATTTCACTTAACTTTGTCGCTGTAAGAACAGGCGTATCATTTTCTGAGGTAGGAGGATAAAATGGCTAGTATAGATGACTTTAAAGCAAATCTGATTGGTGGTGGTGCTAGAGCTAACCAATTTAGAGTAACAATGACTCCACCTTCTGGTATTGCTATTGGATTAGATGTTCGTAGAACTTCATTTCTTGTAACTGCTGCACAATTACCAGCATCAACATTAACTGAAATTCCAGTTCCATTTAGGGGTAGAAATATTTACATTACAGGTGATCGTCCAGCACCTGAAACTTGGAACGTGACTGTCTATAACGATACTGATTTTATGATTAGAAACGCAATGGAATTATGGCAGAATGGTATTAACAGTTATGTTGATAATACTGGTGTAATTTCTCCTTCTGATTATCAAACAGATTTAACTGTTGAACAATTAGACAGAGATGATACAGTTCTAAAAAGTTATATCTTTAGAAATGCGTTTCCAACTTCAATTGCTGCAATCGAATTATCGAATGCAGAAGCAACTGAAATTGAAACATTCGAGATAAACTTTAGATACCAACACTTTGAACCTTCAGGCGTAAGTTTTTAAACCTACTAAATATAACACAAGGTAGGAGATAAACATATAATGGCTGAATTATTTGGATTTAAGTTTGAACGTACTGGAAACACCAGCTCTGAAGAAAAGTTTACTGAACCTAGTTCAGAGGACGGAACTCTTGAGGTTGCTGGTGGTGGTTTCTATGGCCAACTTCTAGATACGGATGGTAGAGAACGAACTGAGCATGACTTAATTCGTAGATACCGAGATATAGCGCAACAACCTGAGTGCGATAGTGCAAT